AATTTGATCATTAACATTCCGCCACGCTTCTCAAAGAGCACGCTTGTGGGCGTTCTGTTTCCGGCGTGGTGTTGGATACAGGCTGAGAAGTCACCGACCTCTGGCAATGGTGTGCAGTTTTTGTATGCGTCTTACAGCCAAAGCCTATCGTTGCAGGACAGCCTGAAGTGCCGCCGATTGGTTGAGAGCGACTGGTTCCAATCACGTTGGGGTGAGATGGTGCAATTGCAACCAGATCAGAATACAAAGAGCCAGTTTGATCTTGTGTCTGGCGGCAGGCGGCAAACTACGTCTGTCGGTGGCTCCACAACTGGTATGGGTGGAACGTATCTGATAGCGGATGATCCCAACAACAGCCGTGAAGCCAATTCTGAGGCTATCATTTTTAGTACCAACGAATGGTGGGATCAGGCTTGGTCTACGCGTTTAAATGATAGCAAGCGAGGATGCAGGATAGTTATTCAGCAGCGTTTAAATTCTAGGGACATTACTGGCCATATTTTAACAAAAGATGTTGGTAACTGGCAGCATCTGATGTTGCCCATGCGCTTTGAGCCTGAGAGACGGATATACACTACGCTGGTTCCCAGTGCCGCCAACGATGATGAGGGTGACATTGTGTGGACAGACCCACGGACTGAGGAGGGCCAACTGCTTTGGCCTGAACGGTTCGGTGAGGAACAAGTAACGCTTTTAGAAAAAGATTTAGGCCCATACGGTGCGGCTGGTCAGTTGCAGCAAAGGCCAACGCCTGCTGGCGGCGGTATCATCAAACGCACATGGTGGGTGCCTTACGACAAGCCATCCTTTCCTGATATGGAAGTGACCATTGGATCATTAGACTTGGCATACACCACCAAGAAGGAGAATGACTTCTCCGCCATGACTTGCTGGGGCGTGTGGCGTGACGGTGGCGAGGCTACGGCTATCGTCAATCGGGATCATCACGGCAATGTAGTGACGCGCATTCAGAAGTCAGATCAGGGCGCTGACGTGCCAAAGATCATGCTGACCAATGCGTGGAAGGCGCGACTGGAGTTTCATGAGTTGGTGCAGAAGATCGTGCAGACTGCGCGTGATAGCAAGATTGATATTCTATTGGTGGAAGCTAAGGGGCCGGGCATATCAGTGGCTCAAGAAATCAGGCGGCTGGTTGGCATTGAAGAATTTAGCGTCAGGGAAGTAAACCCGCAGGACTTGGATAAGACTGCCAGACTATACGCAGTGCAGCATTTGTTCAGCGAGGGGTTGGTGTATGCGCCCACCAAGCTGGGAGACCCTGATCTGTTCAGAGTGTGGGCTGACATGGTTGTGACTGAAGTGGAAGAGTTTCCAAAAGGCATTCATGATGACTTGGTGGATACAGTTAGCCAAGCAATAACATTTATGCGTAAAACCGGAATGATAACACGCGGTGTTGAGAGAACATTTGAATTAAGTGAGAGCCAAAAATTTACTGGGAATAATTCTAATATTCCGTTGTATCCTGTTTAATGATTAAATAAATTGTTTGTGTGTAAAAGGAGAAAACACACAATGATTAAATACAAATTAGACAAAAAAGTTCCAATGCCTGAGTTTCGTGCTCGCCTGTCATCGTCGCGCTATCCGTTTGGTGAAATGGAAGTTGGCGACAGTTTCTATGTGCCAGCGGCTGATGTGTCGTCAAAGGCCAGCCTTAAATCATCTGCATCTGTTGCTCAGAAGAGGTTTGGAGGCAAATTATTTCGCGTTGCTGATGAAAAGGGTGGTTACCGAGTATTTCGGTTGAAGTAATTCCTCCCCTGTTCCTTATCATGGGGGAAGGTCTTAGGTGCATAAGGTGCTACTACGCTGGGCGGGGGCGTAGTTTAAGATAATGGTAAGTGGAAGCTGCAAACCATAACCCGCTCTAACGCTCCAAGGGGAACACAATGGATATTGTTAAATTGAAGAAGCCTATAACATTTGTATTGATTGAGGCCGCCAACGAGATTAAGCGACTGCAAGAAGAAAACGAGCGCCTTTTTGCCGCCAACAAAGATTTGCGGGCATGGTATGATTCATCGCGGGAAGATGCAGCGCAATTGCGGGAAGCGTTGAAAGAAATTGCAGATGCATACATTCCGGGGGTGATTGATCATGGTTACAACGTAAGGGATTGGCTTATTAAACACCACACCATGTTGGTTGATAAAGCCCGTACCGCACTGAAGGAGGGTGAGTGATGGATATTGATAAACGAAATTTAAGCATTATTGAACGATTGGAAGAATTACGAGATTTAATGAAGATTGGTATGGATAAGGTTACTTTGCAAGACGCAATGGATGAAATTGAACGGTTGCGGGAGGCTGCAAAAGATCGGCCAAAAGATCGGCCAAATGATGCCGCCAACAAGATTGAGCATTTGCGGGAAGAAAATCAAAAGCTATGGGAAAGGCTCATAATTCTTAACGACATGATCCAGACAGAACATGAAATTATCCGTGTAGCCGCATTGAAGGAGGGTGAATGATGGATGATATTGTAGAACGGTTAGATGAGCATCTGCGTTTTAATGGTAAAGATCAATTATCCCGTGATGCAAAAGGCAAAATTGAAGAGCTGGAGAAAAAGATTGAAGAATTAGAAGGGGAGTTATCATTTGCAAATGACCAAATTGATGACCTTGGAGATGATGTGGCACACCTGTGCAACACCGTAAATGAGTTGGAAGAAAAAGCCATTAATGACAAAAACAAAACTGAATCAGACCACATAAAGATGCTGGAGAAATTTATGTTGGACAATGGTTACATCCTTGGAAATGGCAAAACAATGGGAGGGTGAGTGATGAAGGGAGCACCAGAGATTAGTCCGGTTATTTGGCTGGAACGAAAAATTATAGAACAGGACAATGAGATTGTGCAGATGCGAGAAGACATGGTGAAAATAATGTGGTTGCTAACGCAAGGCCCGGACCGCGAACGAGATATTATGGCTATCATAAACCCGTGGATACTTAAACAAGTGGATTTTTTAGGGTCACGCGCCGCACTTAAGGAGAGGGAGTGATGGATTACAAATTAGAAATTGAGTATCAAAACGTGATACGAAAGCTGGAGTCTGATCTTCTGGCGGCAGAAATGCGGGAACAATTTTACGCTAAAACATTAGCGCACTATGTAAAACGAATTAAGGAATTGGAAGACAATGCCAAAAGAGAAGAAACTAACGGAAGACCAGAAGCGGTTGCTTAAGATTGAAATAGCCAAGCGTGAAGCCCGAATACAATCCATCAGAAAAACACAAGGTGGGGAAGGCGTAAAGCCAACAGTTACATTGCCTAAGTTTTCATGGGATAAGAAAGACGAAGCATGACTAATAAAATTGGGCAGCATGTTGGCAAATGGACAGAGGAGCGAATTAGAATTGCTTTGGATCATTTGCACAATGGCCTGTCATTAACGCAAGCCGCCAAGGAAATGGGTATCAGCCGCATGGCCCTCACAACAGCATTGGAGCGGCACGGCGTTAAACCAAGGAGAATATGGATATGACTGACAATCCGCATTATGTAACTCCTGACGAGGCAGCGGATAGAGGCTGCGTTATGTCAATGGCAAGGCGAAATCCCAACATTGTTTATCAAATGTGTATTGGCCCACAATGTATGGCTTGGCGTTGGGCAGATAAAACCAGCAAAACTTATATTTGGGCAGAGACGGATTCTAACCCAAAACCACGGGAAAATTGGATTGCTATAGAAGAATTTGAAATTCTTGGCAGAAAGGCAGGTATGTTCAAGGAAGGCCCAACCCACGGCTATTGCGGGATGGTGCGGTCATGAGTGAATGGCAACCAATAGAAACAGCGCCAAAAGAAGACGACGCCGAATACCTAGTATGGGATGAGAAAACAATATGGCTCGTCAGATATATGAACTCGTTTGGAATGGAGCCAAAGCATAATGGATGCGGATGTTGCGTTTCCAGTATTACAGCCACCCATTGGATGCCATTACCGGAGCCGCCAAAATGACTGAATATGAAAAAATTCGTGTTTATAATCTTGCATCATTAAGAAAATTAAAAGAATTAAGCATAATAGCCGCTTATTATTTTGCGAACAAATTGGATCAATTAAATGCGTGTGAAGCAAATAAATTTTATGATGAATGTTTAAAAATATTAGATGAGTTTGAATATGTTGGAGTAGAAGTTCATCCAAAACAACGACAAAAATTTATTGATTTGAAAGAAAGTTTGTTATGACTGAATGGCAACCAATAGAAACAGCACCAAAGGACGGGAAACCTTTTCTCGGAGCAAAAAATCTTGGCCCCAAATTTGGGTGGCACCGATACATTTGCCTTTATCGTGGTTCACAATTTTGCTCCAATTGGAGCATTGCAGAAGGCGGTATTTTATATCCGCTGAATGAAAAGAACACGCCGTCTCATTGGATGCATTTAACGGAGCCGCCGAAATGACTGACATTGTTGAACGGTTGCGTAAACGTGCAATTACTTGGCTATCTTTTGGTTGGGGGAACAATGATATTTATGATGAAGCTGCCGACGAAATTGAGCGATTGCGGAAAACCAACATCATGCAAGCCAGATGGCTATACGAAGCACAACAAGAAAATAAATTGTTTAAAGATCAAGTTCGCCAGTGGTTGGATATAGGTAAACCTGCGGCAATGGAGGGTGAGTGATGGATATTGTTGAACAGTTAGATGAGCATTTGCGGTTTAATGGCAAAGACCAGTTATCGCGTGATTCAAAAAATTATATTGAGCGGTTGCGGGAAGCGTTAAACGCGGACAATCAAACAATTCGTTTGCATCTTGGCGAAATAACACAGCAAGAAATGAGAACGGTAAAAGCAGCGTTTGCATGGGTTCTTTCCTGTGCCGCACTGAAGGAGAGTGAGTGATGACATACGAAGATATTGCTAAAATCGCACATGAAGTAAATCGTGCCTATTGTTTGTTTATTGGAGATGACAGTCAGGTGGCATGGAATGACGCCCCGCAATGGCAAAAAGATAGCGCGATTAACGGCGTGAAGTTTCATGCTGAAAACCCAAATACAATGCCAGAAGATAGCCACATTAATTGGTTAAAAGATAAATTAGCGGATGGATGGAGGTGGGGGCCACATAAAAACGCTGATAAAAAAGAACACCCTTGCATATGCGAATATAAATTTTTGCCAGAATTCCAACAAGTAAAGGACCACTTGTTTTTGGCTGTGTGCCGTGCCGCATTGAAGGAGGATAAGTGATGCACTCTGTCATTAATTTGATGAATTAGTTTTCTATGGTGGTTCTGCCTTTTAACAGGAGATTCAAATGTCCCTTAAAGTTCAAACCCTGACCGCCAATTTTACCTTTGGCATGGAGCCAAAAGCGGAATTTAGCGCGGATGTTTACACCATAGGAGCCAAACCCATGTCTTGGAACTACCGCATTGTTCTGGAACCAAAGAACGAAACTGAAGAGTTTTCGGAAAATTCTTACACCATTCGTGAAGTGTTTTACGACGAAGACGGTGAGATCACCTTCTGGTCGGATGATGGCGCATTCACGGAAGGCACGACCTACGCAGAGATAGCGGAAGATTTTAAGTTGCAAGGCGAAGCGTTTGATCGTCCTGCCCTTAAAATTGAAAAAGACGAGGAAGGCAATGACTGCCTTGTTGAATTTGAAATTGAAGACGAAGACGCAGAATCATCGGAAGATGAAGATGAAGACGCGGACGAGGATGAAGAAGAAGAAAAGTAACTTCTTCTTTAAAAAATGTGGTCGCCTCTGAAAATGGGGCGGCCACCGATCATCTCACACAACTCTGGCGGCAGCATTGATCCGTTCTCGTCAAATGACAGTACAACAAATCCTTGATGCGACCGAGACGGAGTACCCTCAGCGTATTCAAACTGCGGCCCATAGGGGTCAGCCATCATCCCGGTCTCAACGCCCCACCTACTGCCGTTTCTGTCCCGTGTAGCGGTTACCTGCAACTGGTGGGTGTGGCCCGTTACAATGTTGACGCCTGAATGCAGAGAATTGTTCCACGCAGCGTGGATGCCAGACCGGAACCTGTGGCGGATTTCCGTATTGTTGACTTCAAAGGCATAGGAGAATTTCCAGTCTTTAAAGTGATCCGCCAAAGACAAGATATACCCATCCAGTTCATTTGCGTTGGCGGCAACGTAGGTATCAATGCGGACATCGTGGTTGCCCAACGTCCACAATTTGTGCTTAGCGTTGGGAAGCAGCCGCAGCCATGCCTTGGCGGTTTCAATTTCTTTTTCAATTTTTGGAGCAGATGAATTGCGAATGGACGGGTGGCGGCTGACCCTTGCTCCGTCAATGATGTCACCATTAAGGACAATACCATCCACCTTCAGCATCTTTGCTACTTTGACGAAGGCTTTGAATATCAGTGTAGGTTCGCCAGACCAGACATGTAAATCTGAACCAACAATCCAACGGGTTGAAGGTGCTTCCACAACAACCATACGAGGATAGGTCCAACGAGATTGCGGATGAGCCGTTTCTGAGATTCCATCGGGATACCTTTCCAATGCAATGTTGAGACGGCTGACAAATGTGGTCCGTGGAATGTTTAAAGTTCTTGCCGCCACAGCGCAGCTTTTGCCACTGGATTCATACAATTTCAATGTTTCAAATATTAATTCTTGGGAGTGTTTGGGAGCAGGCATAATGTCATTCTCCGAAAATTTTATGTAACCTATTGAAATAATGTGTCATTTGTATATCATATAAAAATAACAGAGGTTAACCCTATCTGGTTTGTGTTCTGGAAGGGTTGAGCGGCTTTTCGTCCGCATTGTACGGTAAACACAATGCTGCCACTCTGTACGGGGGTGTGGTTTAAGACAATGGCAGTGCATGAGTGTGTGCTAACCATAGCCCGTACCAAATTAATCCGCTTGACTGCCGCCAGAGATGCGGTATCTTGAAAAAAGATGACCCCAGCGGAGACTTGCTCAACACTGGGGTCCATCTGAACCTGAAGTTGTTCTTGGCAGAGCAGATGGTTCAGACAAAGACAACATACTTGTTTGTTTGCGTTTGATCAATCCCTTTCCGCCAAGTTCGTAGAAGTTCACTGAGGACCACCCGGATTAATCCGATTGAGTGGGCGAGGTGAATGGTTCAGACGGCTTTTTGACGGTCTGTGCTGTAATCAGATTGGGACTTGCTGGCGGTCATAAATGCTAGAGACGACGCTGCCGGAACTTTGCCCGAAAGGGATTTCCGACGGCCCTGTTAGCTGGGAAAGCGCAGGGATAGCCATCAACTGATCATACCCCGTTGGACAGGCGTATAGTCTGGGGGGCGTACTGGCCATACGATAGTTGGGAAAACCAACAAGGCATTGATGGGTAAACAGCGTCCGTATCCCCTCCCCGATCCGCGTCCTATTCCAACATGTTTCCTTGTTGGGTAGGGGGAGAAGCGGAAAGCGGAACTTTGCCTAAATTATGAAATAGGTTATACTGCGTTGAAACAATGAGGATTGACCAATGGCGCTGACACCCGGCTTATCACCAAACATTCGTCTGCAAGATGATCAAGAGCAACCTGAAATTGCTGGCGGCGGCGGCGATATTGTTGTTGAAATGATAGAAGATGGCACTGACCAGCCGGAAATGGACATGGATGGAAACGTCCTCCGCATTGAGCATCCAGACGGCACAATCAGCGTATCATTGGATGGTAAACCCATTGAGAAGGTAGGCAAGAAGAAGCCAGAGGGTTGGTTTGCAAATCTGGCGGAAGACATTGAAGAGAATGAACTGAGCCGCATTGCGGATGATTTAATGCGCGGCATCTCCAATGACATGACCAGCCGTGAAGAATGGATACAGGAACGTGCCCAAGGTATTAAACTTCTTGGCCTCAAGATTGAACTCCCCGGCCTCCAAGGAACCCCAGACGGTGCGCCTGTTGAGGGAATGTCAAAGGTTCGCCATCCCCTGCTGCTTGAGGCTGTGTTGCGCTTTCAGGCAAATGCGAGATCAGAACTTCTTCCGACAGATGGGCCAGTAAAGATCAGGGATGACAGTACCCACTCATCGCCTGATCGTGATAAGCTATCCAATGCGTTGGAGAAGGATTTTAATCATTATTTGACGGCGGTTGCCAAGGAATATTATCCAGATACGGATAAAATGCTCATGCTGCTTGGCTTTGGCGGCACGGCATTCAAGAAGGTTTACTACTGCCCACTGCGTAACCGTCCTGTGTCTGATTCCATTGATGCGGATGATTTGATCGTTAACAATTCAGCCACTGATCTGAACAGTGCGCGTCGCGTCACGCACCGTATTTACATGCGTCCGTCAGTTGTGAAACGGTTACAGATCATTGGATCATATCGGGACATTGAATTGTCCCACGCTCATGAGCGTAATCTGGATGCAGTTCAGCTTGAGAAGAACGCGCAGCAAGGCATCCAGCAAGATAGTTTCACGCCTGAAGATCGGGATCGTGAGATATACGAATGCTACTGCGAATTGGATGTTAAGGGCTACGAACATAAGTTGGATGGCGAAGTCACGGGCCTTGAAGTTCCGTATCGCGTCACGATTGACGTATCATCCAAGCAGATTTTGTCTTTGGTTCGTAACTACGACGAGGACACGGCTGATCTGCCAGAGGCCCGCATTAACTTTGTAAAATATACTTTTGTGCCGGGCTTTGGTTTTTATGACATTGGCCTGCTGCATATCCTTGGCAACACCACCAATGCGGTGACGGCTGCGTGGCGTGAATTGCTGGATGCGGGTATGTATGCCAACTTCCCCGGCTTCTTGTATGCCAAGCAATCTGGTCGGCAGAACAGCAATATTTTCCGCGTTCCACCGGGCGGCGGCGCTCAGATTGACACTGGCGGCATGCCAATCAATCAGGCTGTGATGCCACTGCCATACAAAGAGCCATCAGGGGCTTTGAATGCTTTGGTTGAACAGATGAGCCAATACGGTCAGAGGCTGGGTGGCACGTCTGAAATAGCGGTTGGCGAGGGGCGTCAAGATGCTCCTGTCGGGACAACAATTGCATTGATTGAGCAGTCGGTAAAAGTTTTAAACAGCGTCCACAAGCGCATGCATGCGTCGCAGGCGGAAGAGTTCCAGCTTTTGGCCCGTTGTTTTAAAGAAAACCCTGAATCGTTCTGGCAGCGCAATCGCAAGCCAAATATGCCGTGGGACGAGCAGCAATTCTTGGCGGCATTGGATGACTTTGACATTGTTCCGCAGGCTGATCCAAACACATCATCCAGTAGCCAACGCATCATGAAGGTTGCGGCACTGGTTCAGATGGCATCCCAAGACCCGTCAGGCTTTAATATTCCAGAAGTTCGTCGTGAGGCATTGAATGCCATTGGTTGGGAAAGCCCAGACAAATTCTTGTCGTCCCCAATGCCTCCGCAACCTAATCCAGTGGATCAGGCCAAGCAGGTTGATGCTCAAGCCAAGATGCTTACGGCTCAAGCTAAGATGGCTGAGGCGCAGCACAAAGTAAGTGGCGGTGAGAACCAGCAGTCTCAGGCCAATCCGCAAGAGTTGCAGCTTAAGATGATGACGGAGCAGAACAAGGCTGACGAAACCAAGCAGAAGGCTGCTGACAGTCAAATTGATGCCATGAACCGCATGCGTGACCGTGAGAGCCGCGAACGTCTGGCGGCAGTAAAGCTGGCTGAGGAAGTCATGAAGAACCCAATGGACGGCATGCAGGTAG